TCATATGATTGTGTCAGCGATGAAATCGGTAATTGATACAAATCAAACTATACGTGAAGAAGATAATTTCTTTAACTTGATAGCAGCTCCTGGTTATCCAGAACTACAACCTAATATGGTAACGTTAAACAATGACCGCAATAATACTGCTTACATTGTAGGTGATACTCCATTAAGATTACCAGATCAAGCTACTAATATTACAAATTGGGCGACTAATGAAGCATTAGCAACCGAGTCAGGTGAAGATGGTTGGGTTACCCGTGATACGTATTTAGGTGTGTTCTACCCAAGCGGTATTACATCAGATACAACAGGTACAGCCGCAGTTGTTCCTGCAAGTCATATGATGTTACGCACGTTACTAAGAAACGATACATTGGGTTATCCTTGGTTAGCTCCAGCAGGTACACGCCGTGGTACAATTGACAACGCTACAAATATTGGATACTTAGATGCTACTACTGGTGAATTCCAAGTAGTTAAGAATCGTATGAGTATTCGTGATGTGTTATATTTGAATCAAATTAATCCATTAGCATTCTTTACTGGTGTTGGTCTATTGAATTATGGTAATAAGAACTCATTTGATTCACAATCAGCATTGGATCGCATCAATGTATCACGTTTAGTTTGTTATATTCGTGAAAGACTGCAAGTTGCGGCTCGTCCATTCGTATTCGAACCAAACGATGCTCTTACACGTAATCAACTTACCGGTGTTGTTCAGTCATTGTTTATTGACTTAGTTGGAAAGCGCGGATTGTATGACTATCTAGTTGTATGTGATGCAAGTAATAATACTCCATCTAGAATTGATAGAAATGAATTGTGGATTGATATTGCAATTGAGCCAGTTAAGGCAGCAGAATTCATTTACATACCGGTTCGTGTTATGAACACCGGGGCTATTGGAGCTCAATAAATACACTCCCCTCAGGGGGAGTTATTTAAGATAAATAATATATAGGAGATAGTAATATGGCAACAGCCTCAAATTCATTGTTCAACATGACTGTCGGATCAGACAACACACCTAGTTCTCAGGGTTTGTTAATGCCTAAACTACAGTTTAGATTCAGAGCATTATTTTTAAACTTTGGTACAGGTGGTGCAACTCAAGAGTTAACCAAACAAGTTATGGATATACAACGTCCCAACGTTTCTTTTGAAGAAACAGTAATCGACATTTACAACAGTAAAGTATATCTAGCCGGCAAACATTCTTGGCAAGAAACGCAAATTAATTTGCGTGATGATGCTGCCGGTAATGTTTCAAAATTAGTTGGTCAGCAACTACAGAAACAATTTGACTTTGTTGAGCAAGCAAGTGCGGCTTCAGGCCAGGACTACAAGTTCCAGATTAACTATGAAATTCTAGACGGTGGTAATGGTACATTGGTTCCTAATGTACTAGAAACCTGGGAATTGTATGGATGTTTTATTAAATCAGCAAACTACAATAACATGGATTATAAATCAAATGATCCAGTATCTATTCAGTTATCTATCCGTTTTGATAATGCAATTCAATCTCCATTAAGTTCTGGCGTTGGTACTAATGTTGGTCGTGCATTTGGTGGAACATCGGTCACTGGTTTAGGCAGTTAACTTAGGTAAACAATGGCATTCAGTATTGATGGCCTTGTAAATGGCAATTTTGGCAAAGGCAAAGATGTCGTCAGCGGCGCCGTCAAAGATATTTTTGGAATAGATGTTGCTGCCGAAGCAGGGAATGCCGCAAAGGCATTCTTTGGTGGCGGCGAATACTTACGTGATGCTACTCATGCAAGTAAAACTTTTACTCCAAATAATTATGCTTATGCTCCCAAGTTTAAACATTTATTTCACGTATATTTTGATATAAACACTGCATTGACTGAAGTAGGTAATAATTGGCCGGAAGATGCTAATTTTAGTTTGAATGTAAAATCAATTCAACTACCTAAATTCAATTTTGAAACACATTCCTTAAATCAATACAATCGCAAACGTATTGTACAGACTAAAGTAAAATATGAGGCGGTATCAATAAAATTCCATGATGATAATAGTAATCTAGTTAATAAATTATGGCATGCTTATTATACATATTACTATAAAGATGCCGCACAAGTTGATATAAATTCTTCTAGGACAGCAGGGGGATCTACCTCAGGAATGTGTAAACGTTATGAAGATAATAGAAATTTATATGATACTGTTATTCCAAACAATGATGATTGGGGTTTTATCGGTGAGGGAAACCCATCGCTAACAACAACATCTGGTTTGCTAGGCAGACCTAAAATTGCTTTTTTTAAATCTATAAACATCTTTGGATTTCATCAACATAATTTTATGATGTATAAATTGATAAATCCTATAATTTCATCATTTAACCACGATCAATATTCATATTCTGAAGCCGGCGTGATGGAAAATAATATGACAATTGAATATGAAACTGTCAAATATTTTCAAGGAGCACTCAATGGCCAAAACCCCGGCGCTATTGTGTCGGGATTTGGTGATCCGGGACATTATGATACTAGACTTAGCCCTAATGGTAAAGCAGGGAGTAATGCAAGCATCCTTGGGCAAGGTGGCGCGGTTGATGCTATTGATGGTATCATAGATGATATTTCTACTGGAAATTTTACTGGCGCAATACAAAAAGCAGGAACTGCATATAAAACATTTGATTTGAAAAATGGATTAGGTAAAACACTTAGCATTGCAAAAGGCGAGGCGGGCGGTATCATATCTAATAAAATAATGGCTCCTAGTAATAGGGGAGGATTTGATTTTCCTAGTGCCGCATCGTCAGGTATTAATAACGGAATTCAAAAAGGAGTTGATGTTGTTAAAGGAGCATTTACACGTGCCCCGGCTAAATCTCAACCTCAAGTTATTGGTCAAGGCCAGGATGCTAGGTACGACTAAATACTAACCAAAACAGTATAGCATAAATATATCTACGAGGTAGATATGGCACAAATAATAGACGGACCACAAACACAATTAGATAGAACTGTTAAAATTTTTGACAGCTACTATAATTTCACCGCTTCAGTTGGTGCCAATCAATATGAAATAGTTTTTTCATATTTTTTATCTGTTTGCAAAAGTAGAAATACTGCTAAAAATTTCACAGCAATGTTGTTTAGAATTGCTTCTACTATTGATGAAAACCCAATGACATTATTAGATTATCTACAGGGTACTGGAGATAAAATGAAGGCTACACGATTAATGGTTTATTATCTTAACAGTTTAAAAAGTAAAACTACATTATATGGTGTAAATGCAGAACCTACACCCAATGAATCAATTCAACGAAACATAGTAACGTAATGGCTAGTTTTGCACAGGGTATATATGAAGTACAGAATCCCGAGAAATATATAGGAAAACATAAACCTAGATATCGTAGTGGTTGGGAAATGACTTTTATGATGTTTTGTGATAACAATAAGAACGTACTTAAGTGGGCTAGCGAAGCAATCAGTATCCCATACCGCCACCCATTAACTGGTAAGATGTCAATGTACATACCCGACTTCTTTGTAGTGTATGCAAACAGACATGGAAAACAGATAGCAGAAGTTGTAGAAATCAAACCTAAAAAACAAAGTCTTATTGAAAGCAAAGTAGCTAGTGCTAGAGATAGGGCTATTGTCGCAGTCAATCATGCTAAATGGGTAGCAGCCAATGCTTATTGTAGACAGAATGGATTTGCTTTTCGGGTGGTTACAGAGGATGACCTTTTTCATCAGGGCCGTCGTAAGTAATAAATATACTGTTATTTAGGATAGCACATGACAAAAAAGTTAGAAGAATTATTTGAACTACCAATTGATGATGAGGTAAACAATCAAGTGTTTGAAAACACACAGGTTAGTTTTGTCACACAAGAAACATACGATACATTACAGAAAATTGAGATTGCTTTGCCCCAAGTTCGTGGGTTAGAAGCAAGCGATAATGAAATGGACGAACTTGCATCATTGGCTACTAGTAGCTATAAAGACTTGATGGATTTAGGTATGCAAGTAGATAGTCGCTTTTCAGCCGAAATATTCAATAGTGCAAGCGGTATGTTAGGACATGCTATCACTGCTAAGACTGCAAAAATTAATAAGAAGTTAAAACTGCTTGATTTACAGTTAAAGAAAGCACAGTTAGATCAAAAAATTGCAAGTAAAACTGAAGAAATTGAGAATACCCCGTTAGGTGAGGGTAGTCTAGTTGACCGTAATGAGTTGCTAAAAACCATATTGGCAAACAAAAAAACGGATAATTGATAAATAATAGAATAGGAATAACATAATGAAAACCCTTCGTCATTACTTAATGGAAAGTGTTCGCACATACAACTACACGATTAAAATCTTGGGTGATGTAGAGAACAAAAACTTATTGAATATGTTTATACATAATCTAAGTAAATTTGATCCTGTAAAAATCAGTGATCCCAAAACAACTGTAATTCAAAAAAATCCTTATGGATTCCCACTTGAAGAAACGAATCAAAGTGTAATAATTATTCAAGCTGAATTCAAATATCCAGCAACAGAACCGATGATTGTACAAATTGCACAACAATCAGGTCTAAGAAATATGATTCGTGCAGTAACAAAAGATTACAATGACAGTATCAATGCTGAAAATGACAAATATGCTAATCAAGTGCAAGATGAAGAAAAGAAAGCATTATTAGATACACCTGAATTAGAAGATAACGGCAAACAAGCTAGCAAAGACTATGCTAACCAATATCTAGATAAAGTAATTCCAAAAGAATCAAGCATTGATATCCCTTATAATGCTAAGAAAACCCCAACAATCAAGAACACAAGCAAAGATGGTATTCAAACAAAGAGTCCTTTTAGTAGTGTTAAGATCCCAGAAAGACCAGCAATCGGAGCACATAAATGATCGACTTTACTTCTACCCAACTCAGTTGGATACTCATCGGGGCTTGCAGTATAGGCGGTACCGGTTACATGTCTGTGGATACTAAAATTAAAGATTTAGATACCAGTGTACAAATATCAAGTGCAAAAATGGATGACATGAAAACAAATATGTCTGAGTTACAAAAACAGTTAACTCGCATGGAAGACAAACTAGATAGAAAACAAGGATCAAAATAATGGATTTTAAATCATTACTACAAACAATGGATACCATTAAAGAAAGTGTTCAGCAACCAGCAGTACAAATTTTCAATGACTATGATGAGGTTGTTGCTGAGTTTGACCAAATGCCACCAAGATTAAAGAGTGCATTGCAAGGAAGTGACTTTGGTGCAGTACAATGGCTTGCAGATTTAGCAAGAAAAGATCCCGATCTTGATATGTCTAC